ACCTTTCAGGGCTACATGGTCATCACCGCCCTTAGTTCTGACGGTGGCACAAATGACATTGTGACATTCACTACTGAGTTCAAAGTCGGTGACGCCAGTACGATTCAGGTTATCGACACTGATGAGCCTGTGCCGGCTACCGGCGTTACAGTGGCCCCGGCCACTACCTCAGTCGTAGTTGGTGCAACTCGCCAGCTGACCGGCACCGTGTTACCAGCTGATGCAACTGACAAGTCCGGCACCTGGACAACTTCAGATGCAACGAAAGCATCCGTCAGCAGCACCGGCCTGGTTACAGGTGTGGCCGCTGGCACCGCGACGATCACCTTCAAGTCGAATGATGGCAGCTTCACTGGCACCACCACTGTAACGGTTACTGCTTCGTAACCATTCCAAAGGGCTGGGTTCAGCCCTTGATAATGATTATGGAGGTTAAATGACGCCCTGGAAGGAAATAGGCGAGTGCCTGATTAGCAGCGGTGCCGAGGAGTATTTCTTTCGACCATCTTTCACGGCGATGTCGCGCATCGGAACGCCGGAAGAAATCGTAGAGGCGTTTTATGCTCTTCACAACGATGAAGCTACTCCGAGGTTAAAGGCACTGGCTGATAACTATCAGGCCATCCCTGAGCACCAACGACGGTTCTATGCCGCATACAGCGGTAGCGATATTGTGCCAGCCTTTGCGCTCAAATGGCTTCTGTCTTCCGCGTGTTCTAAAGCGGCGATATCAGCCGCAATGATGGTGCTGGCTGCCTGTTGTGACAGGGACGCCACTCCGCTGACTGGTGAGCTGGTACCGGGAAAAACAGGACGCCGTGCATTCGTCTATCGGCCCGGAGCAATGCCGGTTAGTGATATGGTGCTGATTTCTCAGTCCCTCATTCAGCATGGCATCATAGGTAAGGCGAAGGTCAGAAAGCTGCAGCGACATGAAGGAAGCAGTACATCATCGGAGTTTAATGCTTTCGAGTACATCAGCGCAGCCCGCACACATATTGGCATGAGCAGGGAAGAAGCTGAGCAACTCACGATGACAGAGTTCCAGATGATGCTGGCTGCGAAGTTCCCTGAACAGAAGGGCTTTACGCATGAGGAGTATGAGCAAGTGGCTGATGAGTATCTGGCGAGGAAGGCTAGGCGACATGCAAGGAGTTAAAGGGGTAAAAAAACCCGGCCGGAGCCGGGTTTATGGGCCTTAGATTTCATCGCATCCGCAAATTGGAATCGGGAATACACGTGAATTCTTAGGAAACCGCTTCTTACCGTTTTTATCAACGATGTAAGGGCGGAAGATTACTTCGCAGCTATTGCCGCATTTATTGCAAAAACCAGTAGCCATTTTATTAAGCCTCACCCTAGCCGGGTCTCTCGGCTAAAGCTTGATATCAAAATGGGGATCCGTTACCTTACTGGTGTCTAAGCAGTGAGGTTGCGGGAGACCATCCCCCAATCTGAGCGGTCACCGGGCCTGGTGAGTCGCTCAAAATTTAGGGCCGAGCGTACACCTTCAAAATTGAAGCGATGCGCTCGGCTTCTTCATTTGTGAGGTCCGTTGGCACGCTTGGTAATGTCAAGATTACACCAGGCCGAATCGGAATTGGTATGTCGATAGTTTCCACATCGCCTCGTACTTCACTATTGAGGACAGTTACCGGCTTGCTGGCTAAGCTCCTGCGAATTCGAGATGGGAGTGGAGGTTCTCTAAACGTATTTTCGTCATCACTCATTTTTTTCTCCGAATTTTTATAGTTCAGAAATCTCTCAACAGCACTTAGATAACGACTTTTATATGCCTGTACAGTCGCCCCCGATGGTGGCATGTCAGCATTTCTGAAGTGATCAGCAATTAAGTGATCAACGTCTAACTCTCTGACGTCGAAATTTTCATCAACGAGGACCCCGTCTACATATGAATTTAATAGCAAGGTTGTAGAGTTCTTTATGTTGCGAGCAGTTGAGAAGTTCAGATCCTCATTATCTCTAAGAGTGTCTAGAAACTCTTTAAACTCACCTATGCTGTAATCTTTTTTCATACTCGCCCCGTTGACATGATTTGACGTGATTAGCTTACATTCGATCGGCTGCGCCAATCAAGCGAAAAGTTATTGATCGTTGAAATCTTGCTTTTCGCTTGATTGTGAACCCCATCAATCAATGTCATTAGCAAAAAATGCTAATTGTAAAATTTAGTTTTTCCCATTTGTAGTTGGCGCTTATGACTTTGATAGCATCCTTCCCATTACGCCCCATACCGGCTACGATTTGCCCACTGTTACTAATGGGCATAGGGATATGAAATTAGCATTAGCTGTGCTGGGATTGCTGGTGTGCTCCGTGGCGCATGCTGATACAGAAAGTGCTGCAAAAAAACTAAGCGACTGCGTAACCCAATATGCAGACAGCCAAGTTGAAACCACCAAATCAGCTGGCATCATCTCTGATGAGTCTTTTGATAAATGTAGCGCTGAGCTCTCTGAGTACTATGATTCAATAGGCCCTGATAAAGCGCAGTGGTCTGGTTTAAGTGCTCAACAAAAAGAAGCCATTTCGAAAATCAGGGACCAGACAACATCAAAAGTTCGCGAGAGTTTATCCTCTCAGATTGTCACCTTCATCACTGAGTCGCGCAAACGCTCTTAACCCGCTTAACTGCGGGTTTTCTTGCTTCCCATTGCATCAGATCCGCTTTAGGATTATCGCCATACTTACTTATGGGGATAGGGAATGAAGAAGCTGATTTTTGGTGTATTAGCGATAGTTTCAGTTACTGCAGCAGCTAGCAATCCGCCTTACAAGTTGCACGTGCCGTCAGATCCCAATGCTACATTTACCGTGCTGGAAATAGGAAGCAAAGGAAATCTCGCCACTATCATGACGAAGCGAGAAGGTAAATCAGGTACCACTTATTCGCAACGCGCATACGATTGCAGCGCAAGGAAGGTTATGTATTTAGGTTCTGGCGAGACTTTAGGTGAGATGCGCTCATCTAAACCAGACGATCACCTTTCACCAATAGTTGATAGCTCAATTGCAGATTATGTCGGTAATGAGGCCTGCAATTAGAATCAACCCATTAATACAATAACCCGCTCCGGCGGGTTTTTTATTGCCCGGAGATCGTAATGTCAGAGAAAGTGGGAGAAATTTACTACGACGTTGGCGCTGACATTGCTCCGCTGCTGCAAGGGGCAGCACAAGCAAAGGAAGCGCTTGACTCAATGGGAAAAGGAGCTGGCAAGGCCTCTAACAGCATGGATGGTCTTGAGCGTTCAGCGCAAAAAACAGGAAAGGCGGTCGCGAGATCTGCCAATGACGCCAGTCAGGCATCTAAGGTAATGGAGTCACTGGGAAACCAAGTCGCGATACTTGAAGAGAGGCAGCAAAACGGCGCAAGGGCCGCAGTTATGTTGGCGGCTGAGCTTCAGGCGGGCTCACAGGCGACTGCGGCGCAAAGAAAAGAGGTTGCGGCCTTAGCTGGTCAGCTTTATGACCTGAAGACAGCTCAAGATACTGCCTCATCATCCACTGAGAAAGCGGCCGCTTCATCCGGGCGGATGGAAATGATGATGAGCAGGGTTGGTTTGGCTATAGCAGGTGCTTTTACGTTACAGGCCGCCGGCCGCATCATATCGATAGCGGATCAAATGTCTATTCTTCAGGCAAGGGTGGAAAGGCTTTCGCCTTCAATTGATGTAGCTAAGAATACAATGGCCTCTTTGAGTTCAATCGCAGCTCAAACTGGCAGCAGTCTTGATGATACTGAAAGGCTGTGGGAAAAATTAACCCAGTCACTTAAATCTGCAGGTGTATCGAATAATCAAATTCTCGCCCTGACTGAAACCCTTCAAAAAATAGGAACGGTCGGAGGATCTTCAAGTGAAGAGATGAGCCTCGCGTTACGTCAGTTTGGACAATCCCTTGATGGCGGCATTATTCGGGCGGAAGAATTTAATTCAATAATTGAGCAAATGCCCGAACTGGCTCGGCAGATGGCGGCTGGACTCGGAATTTCAGTAGGTGATTTACGTAAGAGGATGCTTGAAGGCAAGTTGACTGCTGAAGATGCACTGAATGCAATCAGGTCTCAGGCTTCAAAAGTAAGTGAAGAGTTCGACAAAATGCCATCCAGCGTTGAGCGAGCTAAAAACTCTCTGGATGTTGCATTCAAGAATGTCATCTTAGATTTGAATGAGTCCATTGGCCTAACTAGGTCTTTGGCTGGCGCAATGACCCAGTTGTCAAACAACCTGAATTACTTCAATAAGAACGCCGGGGACACAGGAAGGCTGCCAAAGTTGCTTGAGCTTCAAAAGCAATATACAAGCGAGGTTCAGGAAGGGCAAAAATGGTGGGAGACGCAGTCTGTTTACCAGCAGCGTGTTGGGCAGGCGGCTTTTAACCTTAAAAATACAGAGTCTGAAATCAGAAGCATTCGTGCGGCTTCCACAAAGGAGCTTGAAAGCCAGTCTAAAATTGTTATTCCGAAATCTACGACTGATAGTAAAGAAGCCAAAGACCTAGAGAAGAAGTCTCAGCGCCGCTTAGAACTTTCGAAACTTGAAGGTCAGGCAAAGGCCCGGCTGCAGGCTCAATATGATGCTGAAGATGCCGGGATAACTGACAGTAAGCGCGTTAAGTCTTTACAGGAAGAATACGCTGCCACTGAGAAAAACACATCTGCAACCAAGGCAGGCAATGCTGAAGCTAAAAGGTCTGCGTCTCAGGCAGAATCGGTAGCGCAGAAACTTGAGGCGTTAAGGGCGAAGTCAGAGCAGGTTGGCGACACCACTAAGGAGCTATCTCGAGCACAGTCCATCCTCACGGCTGAGCAGTCTTTGGGTAAGGGCGCTACAGACGCTCAGATAGAGCAGGCCGGTAAGTATGCGGCGAAGATTTGGGATCAGAACAACGCTCTCAAGCAGCAGGCCCAAATAAAGCAGGGAATGAAGTTTGCTCAGCAGGAAATTGCCGCATCTCAGGTTATGCCGGATGCAGTTTCAGGTGCAGTTGAAAACCCCACAGCCCAGATTGACCTGCAGGAGCAACAGAAACTTGAGGCTTTAGCGAAGTATCAGGCACTGGATGTGCAGAACGCTCAGCTATATGAAGATGCCAAAACCGCCATTCAGCGTCAGGCGGCTAACGCACGTCAGCAGATAGCTGAAAACGAAGCCAATATGCAGTCTCAGGCCATCTCTTCCATCATCGGTTCTGTTTCGCAGGGGTTTGATGGATTGGCAAACTTAGCCGCGGGAGCAGCAGGGAAAAGCAGCGGCGCCTATCAGGCCATGTTCGCTCTGAGCAAAGGGTTTGCCGTAGCTCAGGCAGCACTAAACCTGCAACTGGCAATTTCACAGGCCATGGCTGACCCAACAGCTTTAACTCCAGCTCAAAAGTTCGCTAACTATGCTGCGATTGCCAGTGCAGGCGCATCACTCCTGACCAGCATTGGCAGTATCTCTATGGGCGGTGCTCGCGAGCACGGCGGGCCCGTCAACGCCAGCAGCATGTATCGGGTAGGTGAAGGCGGAAAGCCAGAAATCTTCAAAGCCAGCAATGGCAGCCAGTACATGATCCCGGGCGACAATGGTTCTGTAATCAGCAACCGAGATATTGGCAGTGGGGGCGGCACTGGTGGTGGGCTTGTGATGAATTTCAACTTCGACATTCAAACCACTGGCGGAGTTGACGAAGCTACGCAGAAGCAGATGGCACAGATGATGCAGACTGTTGCCATTCGCACTATCAAAGACCAGCAGCGCCCTTCAGGTTTACTCAGTAAAGGTAGATAACCCATGCCAGAAACTTTCACATGGAGCCCTCAAAAGGGTTTCACGGGCGACCGTACGCCTGATGTAGCCGTAGTTAAGCTGGGCGATGGTTACGAGCAACGGCAGGTTAAGGGTATCAACCCGTTGATGGGCCGGTACCAACTGACTTTCGTTGGCCTCGACGATGCCAAATGCTCACGACCTAACGCGGCTAAAGCGGCCGATGCGTTCCTGAAAGCAAGGATGGCTGTCGAGGCGTTCTACTGGACGCCATCGGATACCGGCGTGCAGAGGCTGTATGTATGCCGGTCATGGTCACTGAAGAAGACAGGCAATCAGCATGAACTGACGGCCACGTTTGAGCAGGTGCCGCGATGAGAGACATACCAGCAGAACTGATTATCGAGAGTACTGATTCCGGCATTGGCGCGATGCTCGACCTGTTCGAAGTGGACTTGCAGTCATTCGGCGGCGATGTCATCCGCTTTCATGCGGGTACAAACGGCTATTACGGAGACGTCATCTGGCAAGGCCGGCAGTACTCAGCCTATCCGATAGCAGTTGAAGGGTTCGAAACCAAGTCAGAGGGAACCTATTCGCGCCCGACGATGAAGGTGGCGAACATCACCGGGCTTATCACCGGAATCAACCACGATTTCGATGATGCATTAGGTGCGGTGGTGACGCGCCGGCAGGTGCTGGTAAAGCATCTCGACGCGGTTAACTTCCCGAATGGTAATGCAGATGCTGACCCGACTATGGAAGCTGTATCTCGTTACGTTATCGAGGAGATGGTTGAAGAGACGTTCGAGACCGTGACCTATAACCTGGCGACGCCGGTTGACTGCGATAACGCCATCATACCGGCGCGAACCATTCTGGCGGATGTTTGCCAGTGGGTTTACCGAGGCGACGGCTGTGGCTATTCAGGCGGTCCGGTTGCTGATGAGAAAGATAACCCAACCTCTGACATGTCGCGGGATAAGTGCTCAAAGCACCTCACCGGATGCCGCATGCGATTCCCTAAACCTGAACCGCTTCCCTATGGTGGCTATCCCGGCTCTTCAAAGGTGTCCTGATGATTGAAAATGAATGCCTGGCATATGCGGCCTTATCCCGTGATGAAGTCTGTGGCCTGATTATTGATGGCGATCGGTTCATGCGCTGTGATAACCAGCACCCCGACCCGTGGCGGAACTTTCGCATAAGCGATACAGACTGGATTAGATCGGAAGCGGCGGGAGAAGTCACCGCCGTTTTTCATTCCCATCCTGAGCCAAAACTCGTTCTTTCGGCTGCCGACAGGGTGGCGCAGATTTCTACTGGAATTGAGTGGTGGCTGGCGAGCGCCGGCAGGCTTCGAAAGCTCCGACCGGTTCCGCATTTGTTGGGCCGCCGGTTCGAACATGGCGTGATGGATTGCTACACGCTTTTCCGGGACGCCTACCACCTGTGCGGTATCGACCTGCCAGACTTCGAGCGCACTAACGGATGGTGGGTGAGGGGTGAAAACCTCTACCTGAAGAATATGGCTGCCAACGGATTTTACGAAGTTACTCCGGCCGACATTCTGCCGGGGGATGTGATCATCCGGCGCGCCTTCCCTGAATCAGACCCTTGTCACGCAATGCTATGGCTCGGGGACAACACCGTACTCCATCACGAACTGGCCGGGCGCCTCAGCCGCCGCGAGCCCTACCGGCAAGCCTACGTAAGCCTGACGCACTCTATATGGAGGCATGAACAATGCTCATCTTTAGATTTGCGGGGAATCTCCGACGACATTTCCGCCAAATCACTCTGAACGTCGATACACCCTCGCAAGGCCTGCGCCTTCTGCTTGCTCAATGTCCCGAATTCAAACGCGATTTCTATAAA